GTCTGGGTTTCTCAAATATTACTACGACGAAAGCGAAACGACTCAAAGCTATGAGCTTGAGAATTTAGACGATCAGGCGCTCAACGCCCTCAATTCAGACCCTGAGATTGAAATTGATATGCTGACTTCGATGGCCAGCAGCGACCAACAAGAGTCATCACACTCAGTCCGGGTAACGCACAGATCCAAGGTCGGCAAGATCAAGGTTGAGGCAGTGCCTCCCGAAGAGATAGTGATCAACCGCACAGCCCGCAATCTTGATGACGCTGAACTGGTTGCGCACAGATCTTATGTGACGTTGTCTGACATGGTCCTTATGGGATATGACCTAAGTGACGTAGAGCAGTACGCCACAGTTAACGAGACTGATTTTGAACTCTTTAACGTCGAGGCGCGTGAGCGCTTCCAGCAAAGCTCATTTGAAGACAACAACCTAATTCAGCGGGTGCTGTATGTAGAAGCCTATGCCCACATAGACATGGACGGCGATGGCGTTGCTGAGCTTAGAAAGATTTGCTGCGCTGGCCCGACTTATGAAGTGCTGCGCAACGAGCCGGTAGACATGATCCCGTTTGCCTTTTTCTGCCCAGACCCGGAGCCGCACAGCTTTTTTGGTCTTAGTATCGCAGACCTAACAATGGATATTCAGCGCATCAAGACTGCAGTGTTGCGGGCATCCCTTGACAGTTTAGCCATGAGCACTCACCCCAGGGTGGGTGTGGTTGAAGGCCAAGCCAGTTTGGAAGACGTTATGAATAATGAGGCCGGGGGCGTGATCAGAATGCGTCAACCTGGCGCTGTTGTGCCTTTTACTCTGCCTTTCGTTGGCAAAGAAGCATTTCCCATGCTTTCTTATATGGACGAAATCCGTGAGAACAGGACCGGCATATCAAAAGCGGCAGACGGCCTAGACCCTAGCGCCTTGCAGTGCAGCAAACAATAGGCGCAGCGCAGCAGCGCACAGAGATGATTGCCCGCCTGTTCGCTGAAGGCGGCATGACCCGGCTATATAAAGGGCTACTGCAGCTGATCATCAAGCACGTCGATAAGCCGCGCATGATCCGCTTAACAAATGGCTTTGTGCCCATCAGTCCAGACAGATGGAACGCAAATATGGACGTTGTGGCAAATGTCGCCTTGGGAAAAGGCGGTGACATGGAGCGCATGAATATGCTGCAACAGGTAGCGGGCAAGCAAGAGCAGATCATGCAAACTATGGGGCCGGACAACGCCCTAGTGTCGATTGAAAACTACTACGCCACTATGGTGCAAATGTTAGAGATAGCTGGCTTCAAAGACCCCCAGCGCTTTTTCAAAGACCCAGCGCAGCAGCCTCCCACACCACCAGAGCCACCTAAGCCTGATATCAACGAACGGCTTATTGAGGTGCAGATGGCAGAGATCAACGCCAACATTCAGAAAAAACAAGCTGAGCTAGAGCTAGAGCGCGAAAAGATGATCCGTGAGGATGACCGGCGCAGGGATGAGAGCGAAGCAAATTTGGCACTCAAGGCCGCAGAGATAGCAGCCCGCTACGGTGCCCAGGTCAACACGGCAGAGATCAAGGCCAACTCAGAGAGAGATAGAGAGCTTGTTAGACAGATAGCCCAACAGCAGCAGGCACCTAATGTCCCTACGGCCTGAGCAACTTTCAAACATACAACGATTCGCCGACGATGAAGATTTCGGCGTGCTCATAGAAATGCTACGCCTCGACTACTTCGAGGAATGGTGCAAGGAACGTGACCCCGCCCAGCGGGAGCGCTTACATCTAAAACAAGAAGCGCTTGAAGACCTGGTTGTGCAAATACGCGCAGTCGCGGATCAAGTCGCTTTCAATAAGCGGAATTTATGATGAGTGATAAAATAGAAAGCAATGAATCCCAACATGTGGGGTCTATTGAATTGGGCGATGCCCAAGCAGCGATTTTGAGTTTGATGGAGCCAGAAGGCCAAACCGAAGATTCAAATGAGGTTGTTGAAAATGAGTCCTTAGATGAGGGCGAGGTGTTAGAAGAGGCTGAGTATGAGGAGTCCGAAGAGGATCTCGATTCAGATGAAGATGATGCCGAACTGTTGGACGATGAAGACTACGACTCAGACGAAGATGAGGACAGTCAGCCTGAGAACTTCACGGTCAAAGTTGCCGGTGAAGAAATCTCTGTTGACCTGGACGAACTTAAAAATGGGTATTCACGCACAGCAGACTACACCAAGAAGAGCCAAGCACTGGCAGAAGAGCGAAAGCAATTCGGTCAGGACAGAGACGCGGTTCTCCTTGAGCGGCAGCAATACAGCCAACTTTTAGGCGCATTGCAACAGCAGCTGACGGCTATTGACGAGCCTGCGCCAGATTGGGACCGACTATATGACGAGGACCCTATCGAAGGTGCAAGGCAAGAACGACAGTACAGATTGAGAAGTGAGCAGCGAGCGCAAAAGATGCAGGCCATTGCGATAGAGCAGCAGCGTGTGAATGACGCTAACGCCCAAGAGCAACAGCAGCAAATGCGTGGACTGATAAAGAGTGAGGCAGCGCAATTACCCGACCTTATCCCTGAGTGGAAGGACGAGGCGATTGCCAATAAACAGCGAGAGCAGCTTAGAGAATACCTCATTAACCAGGGCGTAGCTGAAGAAGAGCTAGGCGCACTGGTCAGGGCTAACCACATAAAAGTCCTGCGAAAAGCAATGCTTTACGACCAAGGTCAGAAGCGCGTTCGCAAAGCTCAGAAAGCTGGGCAGGGTGGTAAAACTGTACGGTCTGGATCACGTCAACAGCAGGTAAAGCCTAGTCAGCGCAAAACTAAAGCCGCATTTCAACGTCTCAAACTAAATGGCAGCGCAGAAAACGCAGCCTCAATTATTGAATCTATGCTCTAGGAATTACCATGACAATTATCGCAAACACTTTTCTTCGCTATGACGCTAAGGGCGTTCGTGAAGACCTTTCTAATATTATTACTATGATCTCTCCAGAGACTCGTCCTTTCATGTCCAACATGACAAAGAAGCGCTCTGTCTCTAACACGTTTTTCGAGTGGCAGACCGATGATCTTGGTGCCGCAGGTGCTAACCATCACTTGGAAGGTGACGACTTAGCTTCGTTTACCGCAGTTACTCCAACTACTCGCCTGGGTAACTACACACAGATCTCTCGCAAAGACTTTATTGTGTCCGACACAATGTCTGCGTTAGACCTTGCTGGTCGCCGCGCAGAAGTTGCCTATCAGATCAGCATGGCAGGCAAGCGTCTTGCTAACGATATGGAACATAACCTTTGTGGTTTGAATCACGCAGCGGTAGGTGGTAACTCAACCACAGCACGAAAGACTGCGCCATTGGCTGCATTCATTCGCACGAACCGTTCAAATGGTACTAACGGCGCAGCGCCTACGGTATCTGGCGGTGTTGTAAACGCTGGCGCTACTGATGGCACGCAGCGGGCAATGACAGAAGCAATGCTTAAAGCAGTGCTGCAGGGCGTTTTTACAAACGGCGGATCGCCACGATTCGTGTTAGTAGGTCCACACGTCAAGACTGTGATCTCTGGCTTTGCTGGTATTGCCGCTCAGCGTTATCAAGCGCCTAGCGACTCTCCAACAACTATTATCGGTGCCGCCGATGTATATTTGTCAGATTTTGGAAGTGTGGCTATTGTCCCCTCAACAAAATCGCGCGCAAGAGATGCGTATGTGATTGACCCAGATCTGGTAGAGGTGGCTACGCTAAGACCTATCCAAGCGACTGAGCTGGCAAAGACCGGCGATGCTCAAAAGTATCTGACTTTATGTGAGTATGGTTTGGTCGTTACTCAAGAAGCTGGTCTTGGTGTTATAGCTGACCTATCCACTAGCTAATAGGAAACGTATGGAAATCAAACGCAACCTGTCTAACGATGCCGCAAGCGGCATCAAGACCGACTTCATTTATGAGGCTGGCGAGACGCTGAAAGATGACAAGATCACTATTGCGTCTTCGCAAGATGTGACTGGCATCCTTGAATCGAACAAGCGCGCCCGTAATGAAATTGACCGCCATCAAAAGCATGGCGAGTGGTCAAAGGTTGCGTCCATACCTATGTCGATCTATTACGATCTGAAAGCAAAAGGTATTGCCGACGATCCTAAGCAATTGGCTAAGTGGTTGAACGACTCAGAGAACCGCGCGTTTCGCACCAGAGACGCGCGTATCTGATGGCGATTTCTACCTACAGTGAACTGCAAGCAAGCATAGCTGATTGGCTGAATCGCACTGATCTGGCCTCTGCCACAAAGGACTTTATTGCCCTGGCAGAGGCCCAGTTTCAGCGCTCTGTGCGACACCGCTACATGATTACCAGATCACAAGCGACCATCGACTCAGAGTACTCCTCTACGCCTGCAGATTGGCTGCAGACTGTGAGCTTAATCTTAGAGACTAACCCCGTCACGCAGATGGAGTTTCTCACCAACGAAGCCCTTAACGGGCTGAAGTCTGGATCAAGCGCAACTGGTCGGCCTAACCGCTACACCCACGTTGGCACTGAGATCCAAGTCTTTCCAGCGCCTGATAACACAGCTACCGGCTACACCGGGGAGCTAGTGTATTACGCGCGCATCCCGGCTCTGACTGACAGCAACACAAGCAACTGGCTGCTCGACTATAGCCCGGACATTTATCTATATGGCGCGCTGATGCAAAGCGCCCCTTACTTGCAAAACGATGAGCGAATCACAATCTGGTCCAGCCTTTACTTAAAGGCGATTGATGACCTAGAGATTTCAAATCAACGAACAGCTGGCCAGACCAGCGTGAAAATGAGAGCGGCACCGCTCCAATAGGAAATTATTATGGCTGGCTTTTCTGATTATCTTGAAAACAAATTACTTGCTCACTCCTTCAGCAACACGGCTTACACCAGCCCGTCAGCTGTTTATCTGGGCCTATTCACTACAGCGCCAACAGACGCTGGCGGCGGTACAGAATTATCTGGCAGCGGCTATACACGCAAGGTTGCCAGCTTCACAACAACAGGCGCAGCGGCGACCAATGCGAGTGCAGTTGAATTCCCCACTGCCAGCTCAGATTGGGGAACCATTGTTGCAGTCGGTATTTTTGACGCTGCCTCATCAGGCAATTTCCTTGGCTGGTCTAACCTCACATCAAGCAGAACAATAGAAACAGGCGATGTCTTTAGGTTCCCGGCTGGGGACGTAGACATCACGCTCGACTAAAATGAGCCAGGGGTGGAATTATGGCAGTTACGGCTCTGGCAGATACGGCGAATGGAGCTACGTTGATGGCAGCGCGGCTGTCAGTGCTTCGTCGGCTGTGGCGGCGGCTGGTCAGGTGGTTACGAACGCTGCGGCAGCTATCAGTGCTACTTCTGTGGTTGGTGCCAGTGGCAGTCGCACTCGCACAGCAAGCGCGGCACTGGCTTGCTCATCAACAATTACAGCTGCAGGGCAAAGGTTTAGAAATGTTCAAGCGCTCATCACAGCTTCTTCGACGATTAGCGCATCAGCTGTCACAGTTACCGCTGGCAGCGCATCAATTGTCGCAACAAGCTCTGCAAGCGCTACAGCGACAACATTACTCACTGGCGCTGCGGCTATCGTCGCGGCCTCTAGCGTTGCGGCAGGCGGCGGGCAAATTAGGTTCGGCGCTGCAGCAATCAGCGCTCAGGGCGTGGTCACGGCTAACGGCGAGATCAAGTGGCAAAGCGAACCCGGAGCCAGCACAAGCTGGACAGAGCAAACAGACATAAGCACAACTTACACCCAGCAACAAAGCGCCAGCACAAATTGGCAAAAAGTTGCGTAATAGAGAATAGAAATGGCTGATACATTTTCCAACGATTTACGCCTTCGGCTTCAAGAGAGCGGCTCTAACGCTGGCACCTGGGGTACCTTACTTAACGGCACTATCACCAACATCGCATCAGCCTTGGGCCAGGGCAGTGAGGCCATCCCCAATGCCAGCAGCCACACAATCACCCTGGCAGATGGCACAGCTGACGAGGCGCGTTCGCTTTACCTTAAATGCACAGGCGGTGGCCAGGCTTGCACAGTCACGCTTGGTCCCAACACGATCTCCAAGGTGTGGATAATCGACAACGCCACATCTTACACGCTGACCTTTAGCCAAGGCTCTGGCGCGAACGTGGCTATTGCAGCTGGCGCGGTGAAAGTTATTGCCACCGATGGCGCTGGATCAGGCGCGGCTGTTGTTGATACGTTAGATGGGTTGGAGGGGTCGCTGAGCACTCTAGCAGTTACTGGCACAGCCACGATGGATGGGCTTACTGTTGATGGTAACGATTCTTATACGTCAAATATTAAATTTGATTATGGCGCATCTGCCCCAACATACTTTGCCAACTGGGGCTACAAATCTTCTTCTGATGGTAATAAAGTATTTTTAACAATCACTGACGGGGGTGCTGCAAAAGATGTT